TTTTTCTTCTTTCTCTTCATCGAGTTTACATATTGACGAGACTTATCCCAAATTCTATCATCAGGTGCTTTAACGAATTGTTCAACTGGTAATAGAACGGCAGTAGCCCAATCATATGCTCGAATTTCTCTGAATGTAGATCTTAACCCGCCGAAGTTATAATTGTGAAACGCTGGCACTGCTGCAGCAAACTTTTGTACACCTTTTATCGCTTCCCAGCTATATTTGATTCGGGTGTTTTCATCCATCTTAGCATTAGTTTTATATTGCATAAGATAATATAGCAACTGCATTCTCATCTGGTATGGGAGATAATGGAAGTTGATTCCACTAAAACCAGAGATCGAACGTTTATAAAGTAGCGTACAAGGAAAACGATCGAAATACGGAATTGATGATTTATATAATGGGTCGTAGATGTACATGTACATCTTCCCTGGCATCAGTTTAGTAGTTAGTTGAGTTGGGTTACCCTTTAAAACAACCCATGGGCTGTTGATTTGCTTCATGAGCAAAATCATCTGCTGTTCGTACCAAGCCTTAGACTTACGGAAGGCTGTTTTTAGGTCGTACTTGTTCTTCTCGAAGATATCGAGGGCAGCGATCTGGGCAGCAGTGCGGGTTTGTTTGACAGCAACAGGCATAATCACTATTTAGGTATTATATGCCAAGTTCTTTCTCAGTGATTATCTTAAACTCCCACCCTCTATCTTTGGCATACTCCGTTGCTGCTTTCCATTTAGCTTGATTTTTTATAAATCCATATGATTCGGCTAAAAACTTCTTAGTCCTTCTTCCTGGATATTCTGGTGGGATTGTTTGTTTAGCTGGTTTTACTTCAATTAGATAGACGCGAACTGAACCGTCTTTTTGTTGTACTCGTATTTTAAAGTCTATAAAATAACGGTGTAATTTATTATCAGTTGGACAGACATAAGGGATTACTGTTTCTTCTGAACTCCATCTAACTATTGATGGGTTCTTATCACACCAGTTAGCAAACCTTGTTTCCCAAGAAGATCTCATTATGATGTTGCTAACATCCCCGCTATACTTTTGTGGGTTTGTTGGTACGAACTTCCTTTTATGGAACATAAATAATAGTAATCAAATAAAAATATTTAGGAAAACCTATGGGATTATTCTCGAATTTCAGTCTAGACGATATTAAGCAAAAAGCTGCTCAGTTTGCCAAAGAGGGTAGTGTTGCTGCTGGTTCTGGAGTATCTTCCGTGGCGAAAGCATTAACGCCACCGAAAGCTCAAACCATATCTACAACCAGAAAAACTGGTATTGATAACAAATATAAAGTCGATCAACACTCATATCCTATGGATTTGATGGGGTCTCCAGCATATGGTGGTAATTATGCTGTTTTCTACATTAATATCTCAGACGCTTCTGTTTTAAAAACAACTGAGCAAAATTTCGAGCTTGATAAGAGCACAGAAGCTAATATGCGTGGTAGTTTAGTTGCGAATGCTGATGCCTTAAAGGAAGGTATCAGTAAAGTTGGTAGCTTGTTTAAGCAAGCGTTGCCAGAAACCGCAGCTTCTATTGATACTGAAGCAATTAAAAACGCTGTGCCTATTCATGCTAGAAGCCAACGAAGATTGGCAACTGCAATTGCTCTACACATACCAAACCAGTTAAGTATTAGATATGGTATGGATTGGGGTGACGCTGACACCGCTGGCTCTCAAGCTCTTATCCAAGCTGGTGGCGCTGCAGCAGAAGCACTTGCAAATTACCCAGAGGCTTCTAGGAAACAAGCCCTTGATGTGGCTGGTCTTGGTGCAGAATATGCATTTTCTAAAGCGCTGGATAAGTTACCACCTGCAGCTGGTGGTGCTTTCGGTTTGGCTTCAAACCCCAAGAAAGAACAACTATTCCAAGGTGTTCAATTCAGAAACTTTACATTTGACTATCAGTTCTATCCAAGAGATGAATTTGAAGCTGAAAACGTTTTGAATATTATTCATAAATTTAAGTTACATATGCACCCAGAGTTTAAGAGTGAATTAAACTATGTGTGGATCTACCCATCAGAGTTTGATATTATCTACTATACAAACGGTGGGGAAAACCTAAACCTTCACAGACACACATCTTGTGTTTTGAAGACAATGTCTATTAACTACACACCAAACGGTAATTTCTCTGTTTTTGCTAACGGCATGCCAACTCAAATTAACGTTTCTCTAGAATTCCAAGAACTACAACTGGCTTCCAAGGAAACCATTGGGTTATCTGGTCCAGGAGGTCTATAATGTATTTCAAAGATTTCCCACAATTCTTATATGACTTCAATTATGGCGATAAGGTTAAAACACGAGTAGTTTTAGACATCACTAGAAACGTTCGTTTTAAGTCGGAACTTCTAGAAAATATCACTCTGTATGATGAGTATGATATTGTTGATGGCGAAACCCCAGAAATTATATCAGAGAAGTTTTATGGTACTCCAGAGTATCATTGGGTTGTTATGTTAGCCAATGGTAAATATGATTATAGAGCAGACTTCCCGTTAATTGAACCAGTATTACAAAAACATATTGCTGACGTATATAATCCAACTTTATACTCAGACGATTGGTTTTGGGATGTACATGAAGATGGTCTGACATATGTTCATTTAAAGATCACATATGGTTCAACTCAACCATTTGAACGAGCGTATCTAACAGCTCCAGTAAAAATTACGTTATATGATGAAACTAAAACATATGTTAAAGTGATAGACTTCCCAAATGACTATGTTGATTTAGACGAACAAACTCAATATTTCGTATTCAGATATGAAGAGCAAAACCAATTTGGTTCAATTACTAAATTTGGCGAGGGTACTGAACAAGCTGGTGTTGGTAAAATTAGAATTTATATTAGCACTGAAGGTAGAGAAAACAACCCAGTGTATTATGTAAATAATCTTGGAGTTCGTGTTAACCCAAGTGAAACTGCTATCCCAGTGACAGGTGATATTGTTCATAGATTAGAGAACGATAGAAAAAGAAGAATTAAAATTATTTCTCCATCTTTACTAGAAACTATTATCAGAAACTTTGAAGACGAGCTATAATGCCTCAAAATTATAATCCATCAACACCATTAAGATTTGCTGGCGACGTAAACATTGAACGTGTTGTCATTGTTTCGTCAAAGGGTGTATATCAGAATGTGACTAACCAAGTTATTCAAGTTAGAATATATGAAGATATCTTCTCTCCATTTATAACTGGTTCTATTGTTTTGAAAGAATCGTTTGACCTTCAAAACTTATTACCATTGCTTGGTGAAGAACAGCTTGAGTTAAAGATTGTAACTCCAACAGTTTCAAATGGCGTTATTAGTGGCGTCTTCCATATCTACAAGATGAATGACAAGATTAATATCGGTGATAGATCTATCGCTTATGAGTTAAATTTTATTTCTATCGAATCTCTGATTGATACCAACAAGAAAATTAGTAAGGTTTACTCTGGTAAAATTTCAGATATTGTGTCAACCTTCGTTAAAGACCCAATTGACGGTTTACAGAGTAAAAAGAAGTTCAATGTTGAAAACACCAGAAACACAATTAAGTATGTTTCTCCATATTGGTCACCAATTAAGAACTTAACTTTCTTATCCGATAACTCTATTTCAGAAACTCAATCCCCGTCATTCCTGTTCTTTGAAAATAGAAATGGATTTAACTTCGCTTCTCTTGAACAGCTGTACAAGGGTAAAGTGTATCAACAATTTATCCATGACAAATATACCCGTGATAGTTTCCCACAAGGTGGTAACATTCTTAACATCATGGAAGACTACAAGCGTATCGCTGAAGTTGAATATACAAATTCATATGACTATATGGATAGATTGAGAAGTGGTATGTATGCGTCAAAACTTATTTCGTATGACTCCACTAAAAAGACATATACTGTTAAAAACTTTGATGTTAAGAATCGTTTTAAGTCACAGACTCACTTAAACCAGAACCCACTATATTCAGATAAAGTCATTAACAGAAGTAGTGCGTTGCATATTTTATTCCCTAGAGCGTTTGAAACGTTTACATCTTTCGGTGATACAACTAACGCACGTATCCTTCAAGAACGTATCTCCTTCCTAAAGATGGCTGAAGCGCAGAAAATAAATATCACAGTTGCTGGTCGTTGCGATTATACTGTTGGCCAAATTGCTGAAGTTACAATGTATAAGAAACAACCGATGAAAAAACGAGATAGATTACAAGATTTAGTAGACACTGTGAACAGTGGTAAGTATCTTGTATCTGCTATCAATCATGAAATTTCAATATCTGGACACACTTGCTATATTGAGTTGATTAAAGATTCTATGAAGAAGGCTGTATAATGGCGCAAAATATTTATTTCGGTGTTGTAGAAAATAGAAGCGATCCGCTTGAACTTGGTCGTTGCCAAGTTCGCGTGGTTGGTTTACACACTCACGATAAAAACTTATTACCAACCGCTGACTTACCTTGGTGTGCGACTATGCAACCAACTACATCAGCTGCAATGAACGGTATTGGTTGGACACCAATTGGACCAGTCGAAGGCTCATCTGTTATTGTAATGTATCTGGACGACATCTATCAACAGGGTGTTATCCTTGGCGCTGTTGGTGGTATTGCTACTGAACCTGTTCCGATTGACTTTGATGACTCTGGTCCAATTAATAAACAAGACGTTTCAACCGATACAATCAGGCTTAGAACAATTCCAGGACCAACTACTGGACAACAATTGACCCTGTATGACCCAGAATCCAGTAGAACGAATTTAACTTCTTCTCTTGAAGCTAATATGCGTGTTTCTGGGTTTGGTATTGAGTATGGAACCGTAATTGTTTCTATTGATAGTGGAACCCAAATCACAATCTCAACTATTGTTAGAGATTATGCAGAGAATATCTTAAATTTCGATCCACCTCTGGCTTCTGTTAAATCTGTTATTGAATCTAAAACAAACATCACAGGTTCAACTCTGGACCAAAAAGCTGAAGCGATTAAAACAACTCCAGTTAACAGCGAAATACCAACTCTACCACCTTTACCAGAATTTAAAAACTCACAAACAAAAGCGTCTGAAGGTATCAAGGCACTTATTGCAGCGTGTGATAAGGTTGGTCTAACCACAAAAGAACAGAAGTGTGCTCTGTTGGGTATTGCTGGTGGTGAATCTGGTTGGGTGCCAAAGAAAGAGGCATACAATTACAGCGCTTCTAGATTAAAGCAAATATTCTCTTTTGCAACAGAAGAAGATGTTGCAAAGTATTCAAACGCCACAAAGAATGGAATAAGCAGGGAAGAATTCTTCTCGTGGGCATATGGTCCAACTAAACGTGGTAAGGGGTTCTTTGGTCACAAAACAGACGAAGATGGTGGAAAATATTACGGTCGCGGTTTTATCCAATTGACTGGTTATTCAAACTATAAACGTTACAATGACCTTGCAGTAAAGGCTGGCTTAAACATTGATATTGTTAATGATCCAGATTCTCTAGACAATGATATCAATACATCTGCTCTTGTGGCAGCCCTGTATATTAAGGATAGAGTTCCAGCTGGTATTAATATCAATGCACACCCAGACTATTTCTATGCAGCTAAGAAAGCCGTTGGCGTTAATTCTCCAGATATATCTGCTAAGAAATTATCTTACTATGAATATTTCTATGGTAAAGAAGCATCTGGCGGTGTTATTAAGGATGCCGCAGCGGCTGCACCAGACTTAACAACAGATTCAGATTCAACTCCAGGACCTTCTAAAAAATCTATTGATACAGGTTCTTTTGGTCTTGGTTTCCGAGATCCAAATAACAAATATCCGCTGAAGGGATATATTGGTGAGTCAGACGTTAACAGATTAGCCCGTGGTATTATTGACGGTACAATTGTTAAGCTAAAAGATGCAAATAGAAAAATGGGTATCCCGAAAGCTCTTGGTGGAAGTTGGGATCAACCAGCAGCACCATATGGTTCAAAGTATCCATTCAATAAAGTTTTAGAAACTGAGTCTGGTCACGTAATGGAGTTTGATGATACTCCTGGACAAGAACGTGTGCAAACATATCACAGATCTGGTACATATACTGAAATTGATCCAAACGGAACGCAAGTTAATTATATCGTCGGTGATAACTTTATCCTTATGGAGCAGAACGGGTGTATTCACGTTGCTGGTGAATGTAACATTACAGTTGACGGTGACACAAATATTTTTGCTCGTTCTGATGCCAACATTCAAGTTTCTCAAAACGCAAAAGTTGAAGTTGGTAACAACATAGAGATTGGGGTTGCCAACGATGCTTCCATGGTTGTCGGTGGTGATTTTCAATTGAAGGTTGCTGGTAAATACAGTATTGACGCTAATGGTATTTCAGTAAAATCTCAGGAGAATTTGAACATTCAAGCTGTTGGCGACTTTACAACTAAGGGTGCAAACGTTAACGTTGAATCTCTAGGTGAGGCTAATTATCTTTCTGCTGGTGACACTAGAATGGATTATTCTGAGGGTCAGTTTGGTAATGGTGCTGCTGGTTCTCCAGACGTTGAGACAGTTGAACTTGCCCCACCTGCGGCAGGAACTCCTTTAAATTCTTCAATCAAATATTCTGTACCACCCCCAAGAGAATTTGAAGAAAAGGCTATTATTGAAACTCCAGATGACTGGGATACACCAGAAGGAAGAGCTCAGTCGCACAAACAATCATCAGAGGAAGGTATCGCTGGTGCACCAGCGCCAGTCGCAGATGAACAAGCAGCAATTATTACTGGTGGATCATCTAAGCCTGTTGTTGTGGATAAGACTAAAATTCAAAACACAAAAGACTTCTCTAACGATTATAAACTATCTAAGAGCGTCGTTCTTGGTATGATGATTTCTGGTGGTGTTGGTGGTAAACATAGACTAACACCTCAAATGTTAAAACCTAACGCTGGTGCACCTGAGCGTCTTTACACTGTTCAGGAAATTGTGGGTAACTTAGCCGAAACTGCAAACAACGTGGTTGAACCAATCCTTGACGTTCTTCCAGGTGGTCGATCTGGTTATAACTCTCAATGGGTTATTACATCTGGTTACAGATTAAGAGGTGTTGTCTCCAACGAGTCTCCAATTTCAGACCACTGTAAGGGTCATTGTATTGATATTGCTCTAACTATCCCAGATAAGTTCAACAAGACGTTTGAGCTTATTCAGAAGATAGAACCACTTATTGTTTATGACCAATTGATTCTAGAATATAGACACCCAGAATCTGTTTGGATTCACATTAGCTATCGTAAAGATAACAACCGCAGAATGGCATTTACTATGGTTAATGATAAAACTTATAAGAGAAATGCTCTTGGTCTGCCGTCAGGTTTCTATCTAATAAATAGCATCCCACCGAAAGGTAAGTAATGCCAGGAGTTTGGAGCATTGAAGATTCAGCGTTACCCGCAGTTGACGAGTACGCTGCGTTTTCCCATTCAATAGTTTATACGAATGCAGAGTTTCCTTCTTCGTCATATACTGTTGTATTGGAACCTCAA